GCAGCGCCGAGCAAGCATCGATGGTGGCAGCCGAGCGCGAAACGGCACAAGCCATCAGCAACCCTGGCCCGATCGATGTTCGGTACGAGTCAACCGTGGTCAACGGCGTCGAGTACGTCACTGCTGAGCAGCATCAAGCTGGCATGGCACAAGCTGCAGAACGTGGTCGTGCATTAACTCTGCAAGCCCTGCAAAATAGCGTTAAATCCCGTCGTAAAATCGGATTATGAGCGCATACGCTTTTGTTAATTATGTGCGTTTTCGGGAGCTTAATGGCACCTATACAAGCTATGCTTTTCAAAATTTCAGCGTAAATCAAACAAGAACATATGATGGCATAAGCCATTTATTTGCTCCTTTCGCCTTGGCCACAGGTGGTGGCGAAAAAGGCGGTGATCGAAGCTCTAACGTACTTGTAACAGGTTCTTCAACACAAGTCGGCTCAACCATCATTTTAAATTTATTTCGACAAGCAGTTGAAGACCGTTGGCTTCTTGAGGTCAAAACGGTGTCACTCAATATTTCATCTTTTGCAGATGACACCTTGCTTTCCACTGAGACTTGGCGCATTGCTGCTTACGATTTAGACGACACTTCTATTCAATTGCGTTTGTCGTCGCCATTAGATGCAGCCAAAGCACAAGTGCCAGGCAGGCGTTTGTCACAGCGACTTGTTGGTGCTTTGCCCGTCACTGCATCTATTTCAACAAGCTAATGAAGCATTGGCATCAATACATTGGTTTGCCGCATATTTTCAAAGCAGATCCAGAGAATGGGCAAGGTGCTGATTGCTTGATCATGACTTGGAACGTTCTGGCGCATAACAACATTTCTCATCCAGCTCTAGATCCTGAATGGCTGGATTTGGCAGAACGCGGAGAATGGGAAAAATTGAAAGCACTATGGCTTGAAATTACCAAGCCCTGTAATCCGCAAGAATATGCAATCACTTTGTTTGAAGAGCCGACCCATCTAGGCTTAGGTATCATTGTTGATAACGGCTTGCTGTTTGCCCACCACATCAAAGGTGTCAAATGGTTGCCGCTCAGGCGTATTATTAACTTGGAATACAGGACATTTCGATGAGCATGTTGCCNTCTGACCGCTATCTTGCAAGCCTTCTCGGCTTGACGGAAGAGCAGTTCGCTTATTTTCAGGCAGANGCACGGGAAAACGCAAAAAAATATCCTACTGATGGTCCTACAGCTGGGCNTGAAACCGCAACANTCATTGCAATTGTTCAGCTTGTTGTTGGTGTCGGACTTCTTGTCGCTTCAGCCCTATTAAAACCTTCTATCCCACAACGCCGACAACCAGGGCAACCTCAAACGTCGGAAGAAATCGATGATCCGATTCAAACCAATACTAACTTTGCACCACGTTATGGATTCGACAGTATTCAACGAGTCACGAAAATTGGCAGTGCAATTCCGTTGGTCTATACACAACGAACAATTGGTTCTAACAAGATTGGTGGCGTAAGAATCAACATGCCAATGATTTGGAGCCAAATGCTTTCTTTTGGCACAAGTCAAATGCTTCGCGGTGTATTTTTATTGAGCGAAAGCGACATTGGTGCGGTTGATAATGACCTTTGGGCTATTGGATCAACATTGTTGACGGGTTATAAATTTGAAAGTAATTCTGCAACAGAAGCTGCAGCAAGAGCAACTATTTATTTGAGTAAAGATGGAGGCTACATTCTTGAAAGTGATCGCGTTTTTGGTCGTTCTGCTGTCAATGATCGCAAGGCAAATGGTGGTGGATCATCTTCTACAAATAGCACTACTTTTGTTTTTAGGGTCAAACGTGACGGAGCAGAAAGGACTGATTTTTGCGCAGCCCATAAATTATCTTCGCAAAATACATTTGGTGTTTATGCGCCAATTGGCAATGATTTGATGTATAAGGTCAATCCAATTATTCAACCAGGCGTTAGATCTCAGTATCAACCAACAAATGGCGCACGCATGAGGGTTGAGTGCCCAGTTGACGCAGCAAAAATGAATACAAGAGATCAATATAGAGCTAATTTTTCTACTTTTAGCGGACTTACAGAAGTAAACGGTGGTAGTCCTGTTTTGCCGGGAGATGACAATCTTGCAGTTGGCGACAACGTTACATATTTGTTGTCTTCTACGAGCGACACTGCGCAAGTTTTTACTGCTTATGGCACTTCTGATGATGACGCGGAATGCAAAAATTTAGCTTCTACTGTTGCATCAAAACAACGCAATTGGGATTCAAATTTAATTATTGGCGAGGTTTACAAAATTGGTAGCGCACTTGGTGTTTGCACGGCTCGCACTGCAAATGCAATTTTTAATTCAAGTGCTGATACAGGAACAGCTGAATCAATCGAGGCTACGTTTGAAATTGTTAAAGCTGGTACTGCATTGATTTCAACAGCTGCACATTTGAATAATCAAGGCGGTGACGCTGGTGTGCGCCGAGTTGGAACAAATAGTGGGCATTTGTTGCGTTATGCAGCTTCTTATGTGACAAATACAAGAGCCTGTCGCGCAACTGAGTTTGGTTTTGAATCAGTCGTTGGTATTAGATTTAATGGTCTTTGCAATTTTAGAGACACAAAAACCTATAAGTATGCAGACGAATCTTATTGCCAAGCATTTGAAAATGCAGAGGCCGAGGAAATTGAAAGCTCACTTTACCAAAGCGGTACAGTTACAGCATCAGAAGAGCGGTACTCATTTTTTGAAATAAGCTATAGACAGGCCGGAGCATCTACTTATACAAAAGTTGCTCATCGTTTTGGCGTCAAGAGCGAACAACAGCAAGTAATTTTTAATTTTATTAGGCTTGAATTTGGGCAAACGCAAGAAAGAGAATTCAAGATTGAACCGTTAAGTGGATATGAGGTGAGGTTTAACAAAGATGGAACGGGTACTTTTTCCGGCAATTATTATGTACTTGATGCAGCTTTGAGTGAGCTAAGCATTGCAGTTAGCGGTACAACTGTTGTGTTCAATGGAAAACAAATTACGAACAATAGCACAACTTTTGGTTCTCAATTTAGCCAAGCCGGTGCAGTTACTTTAAACAATTCTTATAATTTTAATCCTGCAACTGGACAGTCAGACGTTACTTATAACGGCCTTGTAGAAGTTGACGGAACAGATCAATACATTGATTCGTATTTAAAATTGGCTGAACAGTTTATTTATGATCAAATCTCTTGCACCGCTGAGGGCTCTCCTGAGCACAAAATTGCTTATATCAACGAAATTTCTGTCAATGGAAATGACAGCAGCACTTTTGTTCCAACGTATGAGGATCTTGCGACTGCAGGCATAAATATTCGTTCTTCGCAGGAATGGCGTCAATTCCCGCAATTCAGCGCGTATGTAACAAGCGGAATACAAGCCCGCAGGCTTTTGAATTCGCTTTCTGTGGGGAACGTTTTCTTGATGCCAGACGTTGCATTAGATCTTTTGACGAATGATCGTTATGGCATGGGTAAATATATTGTTGATGAAATGATTGACCTTGCGTCATTTGAAGAAGCAGCTCAATGGTGCAGTGACAGGGCTTATTACTTCAACGGAGCAATAGCTGAACAGACAAATTTGCGTCAATACATTGCCGATATTGCGGCCAGCTACTTGCTGTATTTTGCGGAAATAAACGGTCAATATGTTTTGAAACCATTGCTGCCTGTAAGTGGAAGTAGTTTTGTTGCTGCTGACATCAAAGGTCTGTTCACTGCTGGAAACATAATTGAAGGCAGCTATAAAATGTCATACCTTGACCCAGAAGATCGTGAGCCTATTCAAATTTCAGTGACTTACCGAGAAGAGCGGAATTTTGATGATGCCAATAACAACGGTGGTTTTCCTGTTAATCGGGAAGTCTTAGTAAAAGAAAGCTCAGCTTCATACGCTCCTTTGACAACAGAAACATTAGATATGTCTGGATATTGCACGACAAGGGAGCACGCAATTGATGCTGCCAAATTTTTAATTCGCATGAAACGAATTCCAGAGCATATAATTCAATTTACAACCACCTATGAGGCTTTTGTTGCAAGTTTTGGCCCTGGTGATTACATCAAGGTTGCCATGGATACGAATGTATATGATGAATTTAACAATGGCGTTGTGACCGATAGTGGCGCTTTGGTTTCCACTAAAGCGTATGCTGATGGCACACACAGTGTGTACGCATGGGATCCCAACTCAGGCGTTGACCCAGCAGCCGCTACTTTGACGGTATCAAATGGAGGTAAAACGGCAACTCCGACTGGCATCGTGTTTACCGAGATTATTTCAAGCCAAGCTGGGAGCACTTATCAGGTCGAACGCATTGTGCCTGGTGAGAATGGTACGTTTAAAATAGATGCGGTGCACATGCCTGTAAACAGCTCTGGCGTTCCGTTAGTGGCTGACGGTTTTGACACTGCTTCAAATTGGACAATTGTTTGAACCATGACAACAGCATTTCCGCCAATTGAACCAACAAGTAGAAGGTTCAATGTGTTTAAATTTCCGACTACAGCCCAAAAATCACAATCGGGAGTAACTACTCGAAGACTATGGGCAAGTCGTCCTAGCAATGCAACGCTAGATTTGCAATTTGAAAATATTAGTGATACTGACACTTCTGCGATTTTGGCTGCATATAACCAAGCAAAAGGACCAGTTGACGACCTTAGCTTGCCTACGGCTTTGTTCAACGGCGCAGATTCAACGCTCACAACTTATTTGGACACCAGCGTTACAGGTGCTGGATTGATCTGGTCGTTTGCCGAAGATTCACCGCCAACAGTTCAAAGCATTGCTCCTAACCGATCGACAGTTAATGTCAAACTTGCCGCAGAGCTTAGAATGAGTTGAAAAGGGTTATCCAATGGCTGTCAAGACAGGCGCTACCGCCGAACTCAGGCTTGATGGTACGGCTATCGCCAAGGTGCGCGACGTATCCATCACGTTTGCTAGAGATGCGCTCGAAACAACCGGCATTGGGCAGAGCGATCGCACCTATGCCTATGGCATCCGTGGCACAACAGGCAGCGGCACTTTGCTTTACGACGCAGCCGATAGTGCAACCCGCGCAGTAATCAATAGGTTGCTGAGCGATTCAACTTCGACCAACAGCATTTCAATGGTGCTAGACACGAATGTTGCTGAGGGTACATTGACTGGTGACGCACTATTGACCCAAGCGGGAACCAGCGTCAGTGTTGGCGATGTTGTAAGTATTCCTATTTCATTTACTTTTAGTGGTAAGCCTAGCGGTACTTATTGATGGCAGTACTCGGCAGCGGCGGGGTCCTTGACATCAGCCGGGAAATCCCGGATGCAATGGCGCTGACTTCTGCTCGATTGAACGCTGGCAGCATTTCACTTGCCAATCAGGCTTACTGGGCCGGTGACCGCATCATCATCGCCGCTGCAGGTGGCGTCCCATTCGATGTCAACGGTGACGGTTACGCAGATTGCCCTGACGGCCATGGCTTTTACCGTGGTTCGGCTTGGGACGCAGGCCCAGCGTTGGCTTTCTATGTTGGCGGATTGACGGATGGCGCACCGTTTTACGATCAGTTCACAGCAACCGACACGCTGATCACACAGGCTGGCGACACGCTAATCACCCAATCAGGTGACACCTTGATCGGTCTTGACGGCAGTGAAAACGACAGCGATCGCTATAACACCACCGCCACGACAGGTCTGACAACACAGATTGATGGCTACATGAGCCGCGATGCGCTGGATCGCCTCAAACTATGGACTACCGAGGGCGCGGCGCATTCCGAAACCGGCACCGAAAAATCGCTGATCGCCGTCAAGCCATCGAATTTCATCATCGCGCATTACGACAACGACGCGAGCTACACCAGCGCAATCGATACTGCAGCCAATTCGATCCAGCCGCTGACGCTGCCTGATTCTGAGCAACGCCTCGAATCAGCGATCACATTGCCTGCTGGCTTCAGCGTTGTGTGTGAAAACCGTGACTGGAAGCTGCAATGCGACCTTGAAGAGTGGGCCATGAGCATCGATGCCAGCAACCTCGATACCACCGCAATCGGCGAAACCTTCGGCGAAAACATCAAGTCCCTGGTACGTGGTGCTGGTAGCCTGCAATTCATGGCTGAGCACAGCAGCGTCGATGCTGAGGAGGATGGCCTTGCGTTGCTCAGGTTGGTGCTATTAACTCAGAATCAATGCAATACCAAAGCGCGGTTCCATATTTACAAGGATCGCTCAGCGCCATCGCCGCGCATCGATGGTTCAGTCTATTACGAGTGCGACATCCTGCTGACCAACACTCGTATTAACACTCGTGCCACCGAAATCATCACTGGTACGGCTGACTTTGTAGCCACATCCGAGATCAAGCTCAAAGTAGCAGCCTGATTTCCACGGTGCTACGATGACTCTATGTAGTGCCAAAGTAGCGTGGCGAGTCTGGAATTTGCCGGTGACAATGGCTCGCTGAGCGACATCAACGCAACCCAAGGTGAGTTCCGCAGCCAGATTGCGGCCTTGACCGATATGGTCAAGCAGATCGCCGGTAACGCTGCAGTATCAGCCGGTGACTCCGCCCAAGCCGATCCGCTCAACGCCCCATTTACGCTTTACGTCAACCCTTACACCGGCAGC